GTTAAGTGCCATACGCTTTTCATCTGAAGCGCCCTCTTCAAATGCTATAATAGCATTCTTCAGAACATCAACATCACGAATAACATCATTCATCACTAAACCTCCAATCAATCATCACAGTATAGTATTATATTAACAAATCAATCATGCTTTGTCAAGCATTTTTTTAAGAAAATGCAATCAATGCGAGTAGCAAAGAGTTCAGCGAGAACCCTATCGCATTAGATACAATATAGAGTGTATCTTTAGCATAGATTGCTCGTACTAGGAACAAGAACAGTCCTAACCATACTAGTAGTATGAAGTTCAGTGGTGGTAGATTGGTTGACCAACCCATCAGTACTGAAATTGATGTTGGAGCAGTCGCTCCATGTATTAGGATCATTCCGATCCACCCACACATTTCTGGGATTTTATTTTTCACATTATTCATAATATAACTCCTTTTCTTATTGTATTATAGTAACACACTTTTTTAGAGTTGTCAAGTAAAATCTTCAATAAATGCCATAACACCCATTATAAAAACAACTATAATAAACAGTTGTGCAATCCGGCAGGCGATGTAGTCACTCATTCTAAATCTCCTCGACAGTAATACGGTATTTCTTACCATTCATATCGCACAGGTCGATAGTCTTTTTGGTAGAAACAAAGTAACCCTTAGTAGGATGTAAGTCCCATTTGATAGGGTCAATCAATCCGATAATATTATCAGGATCATACTTCAATAGTGCTTTACGAACTACATCAGCGATTTTATCACAGTATGCTAAATTCATCATATATTCTCCTTCTTTACCCAAGTTTCAAAATTAACACCAGACCAAGTATAACCTTGATCCATCTTATAGACTTCATATGCTTGAAGAGTTTTCTGGTCTTGTGCCATAGGGTTTCGTTCAATAAACTCGATTAACTGGTCAAGTGTAAACCCAAAGAATTCACACCGCTTGTTAAGAATTGTCATTGCACCTTTGATTTTCATAATGTATACCTCTCTTTTCATCTTACATATACATTATAAACGCAAAAAACCCTTTTGTCAAGGGTTTTCTGGTAAAAAAGTGGTAAAAATGTGGTTTTTTTTATGTCGCAACTGTCATATTATGTCGTTTTTGTGATATAGGTGACACAGACCTTGCGGTTTTAGGTTCTACGCGGACATCTGCTTCGGGTAGAACAAAATGACATTCATATTCTTCATTCGACCATTTCCAGTCATCTTCATACTTCAATACTGTAAATGAGTTTTGTTCGCCAAAGTTCATGAAAGCAACAGTAATCCATTCTTTTGTCATATCATCTGAAAATCTGGTAGGCATAATACGAACTTCTGCCGGTAACTTTTTACTGTCACTCTTTCTAGTCAACTCTACTATACGTCTTTCAATGTCCATGTCTACTCCGTGATATTAAATTGTAAATTTTCATGGTCTGGATAATTTACAACTACTGGTCCTTCTGGACACTCATAATCTATGTGTGCAAGTAATGTTGCAGTACCTGGCGGTATCATATGCTTGTGTTCATCATCAATAGTAAATGAGAACCCAAACTTATCTATCTTATCACTTGCAGGTCCTGAAAACTTTGCTATACTTGGTATTGCTCTATGCACCATATACTTGCTGTCTCTTAATTCTAGTGTAAATCCAGTTACCTTACAATCATCTCTGTGCTTTTCTCTTGCTACGATAACATTAAATGTTCCATTTACAGGTGCATCAGTGATGGTAAAATACTCTGGTGCCCAAGTAAGAATATCTTTACTTGAGAACTTGTCCCATACTGTATACCCACCACCAAGCATTGCTAATGTTGCTGTTACAACACCAATACCTTTTGTAATATTTTCTATGTCAGGTATAATCATACAACTATTTATCCTTTCTGGATAAGACCCACGCGAGAAGACCCGCGCCTATACCTGTGACTACTGCTTCTGCCCAATCAGGTCCAAAGTGTGAAGAATGAACACTCAAGTCTGCTATAGCAGTGAGTATACCTGTTGCCCATATTAGTCCATACTTATTGTTTATTCTTTGATAATAACTAGCAATCACAACAGCGATGCCAGCGATTAGTCCAGTTTTACTTGCAGTAATAGCATGATTTAGAGAAATAACTGTCAAGTCACCTTGAACCATACACAACATACATGCCGTCCATGCTTCAGAGAATTTTTCTGCAAGGAGTTTTAGTTTCTTTATCATGTCGTTCCTCCTTGTGTAAACGACAATATTTATGCAAATATTATGCTAATTTACTTTTTCTTGTCGTTTTCTATTCTTCTATTTTCTTCAATATAGTCATGATGCACGATACCACTATTTGGTACTTTCCACTCTCTTCTCTTCTTAAACTTTTCCCATAGCGTATCTTCATCTTCACTTACAATTTTTTTGACCTGCTCTGTCTCATCCGTTCTTTCTGTTTCCTCAGAGATGGTATGAACCTCTTTAGTTTCTGGTTTACTCTCTTCAGTCTCTTCGGTATCAATGATCCCTGGTACTTGAACAGCATGTGCATCTACCTCCGTATTCTTCTTTTCAACAATACTATTCTCCACATCTTCTGACACTTCAGACTTGTCCTCAGACACAGTGTCCACTCCCTCGGATATATCGACTTCCTGCACCCTGTCTGTAGATAGTTCTGTAAAGTCTCCAACTTGCTCTGTGGGGACCGTGAATTTTTTCTTCTCATCTCTATGCTCTCTCAGTGATTGGTTCGCCGCAATCAGTAGTAGAACTGCTAACGGGTCGAACACAAAAATCAACAGTAAGATAACCCATCTCACTGCCTCATCAAAGTGGTCTTTCGCATCATCACCATAGATAAGTTCTGCGATATATTTGAGAGGTCCTACTTCTGCTTCAAGTGCAATCTGCTCTTTACTTAATACTAGTTTCTCGCCTTCTAACTCATCGATATTATTCTGCGCTTCACTGATGACTGCTTCTAACTCTGCTCTTTCTTCTTTCTGCGATTGACGAACAGCAATAGCACCTTCTGGTCCACGAATACGGTCAAAGTCCATGAGAATTTGAACTGCTTCATCCAACTGTCCAATAACTTTCGTGGCATCTGCTATGGTAGTTACTTCTCTTGTAATTTTCTGTTCAATTCTTTCGATTACAACAGTGTTATCACCAGTAGCAATTGTCTGGTCTAAGTGTGCTTTTGATAAGAAACCAAAGATACCCATGCTTGTGATGAATATGAGTACTACAACTGCAAGTGTCAAATACGACTTCAGTAGTAGTGGTGTTTTATTCCAGTTCTGATACAACCAAGATGCTGTGACTAGTTTTCCTACTTCTAGCACACCACCCATCAATAGAACAGGTAGTTTTGCGGCACTAAAGATAGCGGCAAGACCTAGTAAAGAGTATAGTGCGGCGATTGCTGAAATTGATAATGCCGACAATAGAGTAATTAGTGCTAGTGTCATAGACGGTCTATTCCTGCTTTGCAGATATAAAAAGCATCGACAATATCTGTCACTGGCGAATCCAGTGTGTCTTGCCCCATTATATCTTTTAACTGTAATATATATTTATGTTGTTTCAGAAATGCTTCATACATTGCTTCTTTATTAGCATTACCTTTATCTGTAGCATACTTCTTAACTTCTGCCGGCGAGATTGTACTATAAGTCATTTGATTACGATACAAACGCATCTTTAAAGCACCTGCGTTCTCTCCTATATGAAAGACACGACCTTTTGCGCCCATAGCATAATCTTCTATGAAAACATGATTTATTGCTTGCAGACCAAACTGAGCATCCTGTTTGCTCATACAACTCATCGCCCAACTAGAAATATTGTGATAGCGTTCTTCTGCACTATCCCATGGTTTATGAAGGTCACCATAGATGTTATTCCAGGTGCCTTCATATTTCTTTTTGGTTGTTAAGAAATAAAACTGACAGGTAAAAAATGAAACATCTTCACTAGGCGATATGCATATCGCTGGACTGCTTAGTGAATAGTCTATCCCCACATACATTTTATTTCTGAAATTGCAGAGAATATTGTCTGCCATTGTGTGTGAATTTTACAATGGAATGACTATATACAGTTTTCACTTCTTCTTCGTATCTTGTTTCTACTGTGCAAAATCTTGCAGGTTGTGCTTTTGCTTGACTGTTGTTGTGACCTATAATACCACCAATGACTGCGCCTACTGCACCACCATTGTCTACGTTCTTTGTCACGTTATTACCAATCAGACCACCAATGATAGCACCTTTGAGCATATCACCAGTCTTGTCGCCTGATACTGTTCTATCTGTACAGACTTCTACCTGATATGGTTTCTTAATGATGACTTGTTTGTTTACATCAGTCACCGTTTGAGCATTTGCTGTTGTTGTAAATAGTGCAATTGCACCAATCAAAATATACTTCATTATAAATCTCCTTCTTTCCTGTTTTCGCTAAAATATGCGTCAAACTCGCCTCCAGGATATCGACTTTCTAGTTTGAACACATTCTCTTTGATTACATCATTAGGGTCTAAATCCAATGCGCTACATGCATTAACCCAATACCAAATAATATCCCCCAACTCTCGTTTGAGGTGAAATATGGTGTCATCATCCAAAGGTTTTCCTTGGAACACACATTTCTTAATAATTTCATTGAATTCGCCTCCTTCACTTGATAGTCCGATACCTGCAGTCAATAATGTAGCAATATTGACTTTATTGTCCAACTGCATTAGTCTACCTTCTAAATTATGTAGACTTTTACTTTCAATACTTGTCACACTTGTCACAAACTTCTGATAATCATTTAATTTCATTATTCTTCATCCTCTTCAAAATCTAATTCACTTTCTACTTCGCCCCCACAAAAAGGACACGTTTGCACATCATAATAATCTTCATCCATATTATGTGATATCTTAAACTCGGCATCACAATGAGTACAAAAATATGTCTTCCCTCTCATAAGAACTCCTACAATTTGAAATCTTTAAATGTATCATCTGATACATCTTGCTTGATACCTCCAATGACATAGGATTCAATTTCAGTTTCTTGAGGTGCGTTCTGAAGTCCAGAACTATTCAACCAATGCATTGTCCACGGTAGTGGGTTGTCACCTGGTTTGATGCTAAAGATAGGGTCTAGACCAATTGCTTTCATACGCTTATTTGCTACCCACTCTACATAGTCTGACAGCAATTTCTCATTCAGTCCAATCATTGAACCATCTTTAAAAAGATACTGCGCCCATCTTTTTTCTTCATCTACTGCTTCTTTATATGCTTCATACATCCACTCTTCTTCTTCTTTGATTACTGAAAGCATCTCTTTATCATTTTCAGAGTTCTTAAAGTTCTTAATGATATGCTGTGTGATAGCAAGATGCTGACTTTCATCTCTCGCAATGAATGAGATAATCTTCGCACTACCTTCCATCAACTTCAACTCACCGAATGCAAATGTACATGCAAATGACACATAGAAACGAATACCTTCTAGAATATTCACCGTCACTAACGCACGCCACAACTTTCTCTTCAGTTCTTTTGATGAACCTTTACCTGTTACTTCGTACTCTCTCGCATAGTTCATAAAGTCATCATAGCACTTTGTAATGCTATCTGCTCGTTCCATGATGCGCTTGTCGTCAATGACAGTATCAAAGATTTCTGCTGGATCGGAGTATAAGTTCTTAATCATGTATGTGTAACTGCGACTATGAATTGTTTCCATAAAGTCCCATGTAATGATACAACCTTCTAGTTCAGGCAGTGAGCAGTGAGGTAGAAACGCAAGACATGGACCTCGTCCTTGCACACTATCAAGCAAAATCTGATACTTCAAATTAGATGTGAAGATGTGCTTCTGCTCAGGACGCAATTCGTTATAGTCATTACGGTCTTTCTGTAATGAAATCTCTTCTGGTCGCCAGAAGAAACCCAACTGCTTTTGCGTTAGTTTGTCAAAGACAGGATACTTAAATTCATCGTATCTTTGCATACCTTGGTCTTCGCCAAAGAACATTGCTTGTTTAGTAAAATCTACTTTATTCTTATTAAATACGCTTGACATTTCTTTCTCCTATATTGCACATGCGTCACATGCTTCATCATCATCGTTTGACTGTAGTGTAGCAGGTTGTGTTTCTGCAACATTGTCATGCCATCCTATTGAATGCGCTGGTTCGTCATCATCTTTCTTACCATCGTATGTATTTTGATAATAAGATGTTTTCCATCCATACTTATATGTTGTCAACAAATCTTGTGCCATAACAGACACAGGCACTTCGTTGTTCTCATAGTTTTCTGGATTGTACGACCAGTTGCCACTAATACCTTGGTCGAAATATTTTTGCATCATTGCTACAACTTTGATATACCCTTCGTTGCTTGGCATATCCCACAACAATGTATAAGCACTCTTCAGCGTAGAGTATTGCGGAACAATTTGTTTAAGAGTCCCTTTCTTTGATTTTTTAACGGACAAGTAGTCTCTCGGAGGTTCGATTCCATTGGTCTCTCCTGACACAACGGAACTGCTCTCTGATGGCATCTGTGCGGACAATGTTGAGTTCCTAAGTCCATATGCTTTGATGTCTGCCCTAAGAGATACCCAATCACGACTTAGTTTCCTGTTGCATATTTCATCTATTTCTTTCTTGTAAGTATCGATAGGCAGAATACCATCTGCATACTTTGTTTTATCGTAGTATTCGCACTTACCTTTTTCTTGAGCAAGTTTATTTGATGCTTTCAACAAGAAATACTGAAAACTCTCAGACAACTCATCTACTAGTTCCCACGCTTTAGGGTCATCATACTTGACTTTATTTCTTGCTAAGTAATGTGCTAGACCTATATATCCAACTCCTAAACTGCGCCTTGCTTTTGTTGACACTTCTGCCGCAACAACAGGATATCTCTGATAATCAATAATCTCATCAAGTGAGCGAACTGCTAAGTCGCACAAATCTTCTAAATCATCAGTATTCTTTAACTGTCCAACATTAATTGCAGACAGAATACACAATGCAATCTCACCTTGGTCATCATCAATATGCTGAATAGGTTTAGTAGGTAGTGTAATCTCTTGACATAAGTTTGACATATAAATTCTGTCTTTGAATGAACTATGAGTATTACAATGGTCAATGTTCATCAGATAGATACGACCTGTTTCTGCACGTTCTTTTAACAGACTGATAATTAAGTCTCTAGCAGAAATAGTCTTTTTAGGTACACTATATGCTCTCTCATACTTCTCATATAACTCATCAAACTCTTCTGTGCCGAATGCTTCATATAGACCAGGTACATCGTGCGGCGAGAATAGAGTAACATCTTCGTTCTTTAGAAATCTTTCATAGAATAATTTCGACAACTGAATAGAGTAGTCGAGTTTACGCACACGATTATCTTCAGAACCTTTGTTGTTTTTCAGTACTAGAATATCTTCAATCTCTTTGTGCCAGATAGGAAAGTGTGTAGTAGCAGAACCACCACGCACACCATTCTGTGTGCAACATCGTACAGTTGCTTCAAACTTTTTTAAGAATGGGATAACACCAGTATGTTGAACTTCTCCATCTCTAATCTTTGAGTTAATACCTCTGATACGTCCTGCGTTGATACCGATGCCTGCTCGTTGAGACACATAGTATCCGATAGCACTATCAGAATTGAAAATAGAGTTAAGAGTATCGTCAACGTCAACAAGAACACAAGAAGCGAATTGGCGTATCGGTGTACGAATGCCCGACATGACTGGCGTTGGGATGTTAATCTTGAATGTCGATATTGCATTATAATACCTCTTAATATAGTTCATTCTAGTTACTCTAGGATACTGTGCAAACAAAGTAGCGGCAATAAGAATATACATAAATTGTGGTGTCTCAAATACATCACCATTGCTTCTATCCTGTACAAGATATTTGTCAACGACTTGTTGCAGACCAGCGTAAGTAAAATCTAAATCGCGCTTATGATTGACCATATGATTAAGTGCTTGCCACTCATCTTCATTGTAGTAAGTCAATAGTTCTTTGTCATAAACACCACGGTCAATGTTGTGCTTTACATGTTCAAGTAAAGGCGGGTACTCAAAGTCACCAAATACATTTTTACGCAACCCGTACAATAACAATCTCGCGGCAACGTATTCGTAATTAGGTGCATCTAACGAAATCAAATCTGATGCAGACTTTACCAAAATCTTCTGAATATCACTCGTTTCAATGCCATCATAGAATTGAATGCCAGAATTCATTTCTACTTGTGATGGTGACACACCGTGTAAACCTTCACATGCTTCTTGAGTAATCTTCTGAATTTTTCTAATATCTAATGGTCTTTTTCTGCCGTCAGATTTAACGACATGAATATCTTCTTGTACCATGTTCTCTCCTACTTTAAAACTCTAAACTGCAAATATACTAAATCTCGCTTTGCGTTGATATTTGGTTGTGTGATTTTACACCAAGGCGTTCCCTCAGATACATATACTCTACCTGGAAATGATGCAATGATGTCTTCTGGTTCTGTATCATGAAAAGTAATATATTCACCTCCCCAATTTTTAGACCAACCTTTAGCAAAGCAACAACTAATTACACAACCATCGGCAGGACCATGAAAAGGTTCTGGATAACTATCATAAGTGTAAGTGTGTACTGTGGGATATATAATATCAGAGTTGAAATATTTTCTCATATTCATATCAGAATTACACAATTCTTTCAAAATATTTTTACATAATTCTATAACTTCTTCATCATTCAAAGAATGCAAATCAATCACATCAACATCCATTTGTGATATTACATTATCAAAAAAAGTAATATCAGGTTCTCTTTTGGTTTCATCAAATAAACCATTCGTCTTTTCGATAGGACTAAGTTTCATCTTTTTCTCCATAACTACGGGCAAGTTCTGCGCCATGCTTTTTTGCATACTCTTCATCGCCATCAACTGTTAATTTATAAGCGAGTGTATATCGATAGTCATGCTGATACAATCGATTGAAAGAACCCGCTTTGTGTAGCATCCAACCATTAAAAAACACTGCTCGTCCTGGTTTAGGTGAGACTGCACCAATCACATCTTCGTTATTATCATAAAATATAGTTTCACCACCATAAGTTACATTATAATCACGATTACAGTATACTACACATGTTGTGTGATTACCATCATGGTGAGGTAAACTCACATCTTCACATTTCCATGCATTCAGATATGCTCTGAATATACCATACTCTTTATCATTAAGTTCTTTTGCTTGACTAATCATTCTATCGTCAAGTATGTTTCTCCACTTGTCAGGTAAGTCTGCTATCATACCAGACAAAACTCTTTGCCCCTTGTAGATATCTGTTTCAAATGCGTTCCAGTTAAACTGATTGAGGTCTTTTCTCAATTCAACTAACTCAATAGGTAGCATAAAGTCATCTACAACATCTATTCTATAATCGTCTATTCGCACTTCTTCCATTCTGTAAACCTCATCTTTGCACTTAGATTTTTGTGTGTGCTTTTACTTATAATCTCAATTATCTCTGACTTGCTTTTTCCAGCAATTATCATATCATTAATATCTTTTTCGCCAATGTTATCAGGCCATACCACAACTGCATCACCATTGTTGATATGTTTCTGCATACGCTTTACAATCTCGGGATTGCGTGGTTCATTATCATACACAAATACATAGTCACCATTGCTAGGTAACTTAGTCGCATCTGCACCCGCCATAGCAATACTATTATCTATAAACATGGAATCTATAGGACCCTCAACAACGTAGACCTTTTCGGTAAAATTGACCTTATCTAATCCATAAAGTTTAGGTGCAGTCTCATCAAGCATGATAGTAATATACTTCGGTTTCTCTTTACCGAATGCTCGACCTTGGAACCCTGTCAGTTTACCAGTCTTATCGTAGAAAGGTATGATAAGTCTAGGGTGGTCTTGGTCTACACTAGTAAACTTATTTGGTATTAATCTGTTGACGAATGTATAGAACTTATTGACTAAACGCAACTCATCCCAATACATATCAGGTATCTTTCGTTGCTTTAGGTACTTTCGTACTGGATGCTCTGAAGATAGTCTAGAAACGGTTTTAACGGTGTCTAGGAGGGTTGTCTGCTTGATTACTACTGTCTTAAACTCAGGTTCATCATGTATTGTGTGCTTGCTCTCTCCGTTACTATATCTTGCGAGTACATAGCGTTTATATTGGTCGCTATCGACACGCTCAAGTAACTTACCGAAAGTAGTTGATAGACCACAGTTATGGCAACGATAAAGCATCATGTCTTTGACACGATACAAGTACCCTCTTGCTTTGGTCTTTTTCTTCTGGGAATCACCACAAACAGGACAAGAGAAGTTATACAGATAGTCTTTCTTCTTCTTGAAATTTCGTAGTTTGTGTGATATCGAATGGATATAATCTAGGTCTGTCATCAACATAGTACATAATATACTCTAAAAGCGTTACATTGTCAAGTTAAAATATCTCTTTCCACGGTAAATGTGAAAATAAAAATCCAAGAACTAGTGCGCCACCAATAATAGTCCAGCGCCATTGCTCTAACTTATTCAGTCTGTCGTTCATTTGTTGATGATGTTCTTGTTGGTCTGCTCGTAGACATTTAAGTTCATCCATGATTTTCTTATGAGATTTATCTATTTCCAATTGGACCTCTTCTCTATGCTGTGTTATTCTTTCATGAATAATTTCTACGTTCTGTCCCAATGCTGTCTCCTGAGTGTCTACTCTACTCTCTTGAACAGCAATCATGCGATTTAGTGAAGTAGCAACTTCAGATATCTTTTCGATTGCGGTGTCAAGTTTATCAATCACTTTATTCAGTTGAGTGATATCTTTCTTAACTAATGCAATTTCTGTGCGAAAGTCTTCGTTCATTTCTCTAACTCGCTTATTCTTGCCTCTAATTCATCAATTTTTTTGGTGATGCGAGGATATCTTTTTCTCCAGATGTCTTCTGGTTCTTGTAACCATGTCCATCCCCATCGATGAACAAGATAATCTAAAATTCTATCAAAGTATGCATATGCCCATAGTCCCATTCTAGTGTCTCTAAACCAAGCAAGAAATGCGGCACCTAAAAGTGCGCCAATTATACTTGTGTATATCCAGAGAGTATCACTGAATAAGTCTACCATGTTCTAGGTGCCGAACTCTTAATTGCGAAACGTCCAAACGCACGAACTGCATAGTATGCGGAATATTTCTTCCAACTTGCGACTTTAGGTTCAGTGTCTCCCATTGCTTCTAAAAATACATCGTCTGCTATTTTTCTCAATTTCTCAAATGTTGAGGGTGTTACTGTTTCGCGTACTGCGTTAATTTTTTCATATAGAATATCATGTATAACAGCAGGTCTTGCTACATCGAATGGTGCAATAAATGCCCAACATGCTCTCGGTACTGATGCCATATCTGTCACATAACCTAGAGGCACCGAGATTTTACCAGTTTGATAGATTTTAATATCTACTTTACATGAAGAGAACAACTCCATTTGTTCTTTGGTTAATGATGAGGTATAGGTTAATGGTTTCTCTAGTCTCCACTTTTTAGGTCTCTTAAAAGACCCAATAAGAAGTCCATTCCATTTACTTCTCTTGTCCGGATTTGGCATTATTCTCTCCCTCGTAGTAATCTCGGTACTGTATTATTAATTCTTTTTGTGTACCAAGATATGTTTTGATATCTGCAATATTTATACTTAGTGCTTCGTAACCATCTGCAGTCAGCGCAAATAGAGCAATTGGTTGTCCCTGTGCTTCTAGTTCTTCAAATATTTGTTCTGCGTTCTCTCTTGTAACCACAATCCAATTAGTATCTCGCAACACTAAAGGTTCTGGATTAGGTAAATTCAAAGCAGGTTTAGATACTTCAACTTTGACTGTTTCAATCTGCTTAACAGGTTCACGAAATAAAGTACAACCTGATAGCAAGATTACACTACTCAGCAGTAAGATTTTCAAAATCATTTAACACTTCCTTCGTACCTTTATTTACGATACGCTCTATTAATTGTGGTTTTTCTACTGCAAGATAGTTAATATCATGGTCTGCAAGTTTCTTCTGCAACTCTGCTTTTGCACCATTCAACTCTTTTACTTTATCTGTCAGTTCAACATTTGCAACCATAATCTGTTCATAAGATTCCTTTTGCATCGCAATAACTTCTTGTTGCTCTGTGATACTCTCTTCAAGTTTTACTTGATTGACTTTTAGTATTTCGTTTTCGTGTTGTAGTTTCTTCACATAATAAAAAGCACCACCCGCACCTGCGAGTAGCACTACAACCATTACTATTCGTACTGTACTAAACATCTTCTTCTATAAACTCTCTCAGTGACGCACCTTTTCGTTGTATCTTTCTCCAACTGCCGCCACCATTTGGGTTGAAGCGAATACCTTTTTGATTACCTGTATCTGCACACTGTAGAATAATCATACCATCTGGATTCTTCTTAGCAAAAGAATAGATGCTTGCTTCTGCTTCATCTTCTGTGTTTAGATATTTACTCCAGCGTTCATATTTTCTCTTACCTTTAGCAAAACGTCTAAAGACTTCAGGCGTCACTTTAAATACTGCTGTCTTGCGCTTCTTCTTTTTGACTACAACCGTGTCATTATCTTCACCCGTTCCTGCCACTGCAGGACCTGTCGCATTTGCCGCGGCATCTTCCCATGCTCTTTTTATCTGTTGTTCTGCTAGATAAAATCCAGGTCGGTGTTCTGCGGCGTTTAGTTTTTCTAGAAGAACCTCGTCTGTTTCCCAAAACTCTTCTTCATTTACAATTTTTTCTCTTACTAACAAAAGTGCCGCGGCATAGTTTGCAAGTCTAGACTTTACAAACGGCACTTTTTCTAGAAGTCCTCGTAAACGAAATACTAATCTGTGTAGAAGTGTATACGATTGCTCTTGTTCTCTACGAACAAAGTCACGCATCTTAATGAGTTGTTCACCCTTATCGTTGATGATACCTAGTCTATAAGCATCAGTCTCTTCGTACTTGACTGTAAACAGTCTAAGCATTCGTAAGGCGATTAAGTTGTCTACTAGTTTACTCATTGATTCCTAAGTTCCTGTACTATATTATTATCTAATGCAACATCGACAAATTCATCATCTCTCATATAGTTCAAGAAAACTAGAAAGGTTTTCAAGCAAGGCAACATATCAGTTTCTACTTTATATAAAAGCATCTTCTTTGTTGCTTCAGGACCAAATACATTATTTAAGACTATAATGTGATTAATCACTAGTCTTGCTCTCAACTGACCAGTTTCAAGATATTTCTTGAACAGTCTCTTTATATATTTGATGCGCTTCAAATCTTCTTGAAACTCATCATAGTCCATGCAATTTGGGTTATTGTACGCCTTCATTGCATAGACTATAAAGTTTTTTTCTGTCAATTCACTATTCATCATAATAATTTATAATAATAAATTAAACGATTTTCGCGTAGACTTTAGTGCATCCTGTTGGATAAGTTTCATATTCAAATTGAATTTTCATACCCTCTGCTGGATTCTCATCGTCAAGTTGGTCGATAGGAGTAGTTACACTCTTACCAGTGATACCACCAAACTGTGTTAAAGGTGCTTCTGCAACACCCTTTGTCTCAGTCATCGCAGGAATATCAAATGTCAGACCAATCGTTGCAAGTTTACCTTGCAGTTGCAATAAAGCACCTTTAGGGTTAATATACTCGCGCTTACCAATCATACCCACATGTGCATTCAACTGTTGTAGTACATCAGGATTTCTAATGTCATTCAATGACAAATCTGTACCATCACCAGTTGGGTTCTGTGAGTAACCATCTTCCATGATTGCTTTCACTGCATCTACAATGTCTACACTCTCGGTAGTTGGTTTAGCAGGAGCAGGTGCCTTCGCTTTTGCAATATCTGATTTTGCTTTTGCAAGTCTCTCACGGTCTGCTTTCTTCTTTTGAATTTTAGCAAGTTTTGCTTGTGCGGCATCTGCACGACCAGAAACGGATACTCTATTCGCCGCTTTCTTCGCTACATTTACTGCACCTTTTGCTACCTTTGCTACGCCTCGACCGATTGCACCCATAACACCTTCTTCAAGTTCATTCAGTTCTTCATCTGTTAAACTCTCAAGAAATGTGTCAAAGTCCCCATCTGCCATATCGATGACAGATGAGAGTTTTGCTTCGGTGAGATGTGTCTTAAATGATTTCATTACACTCTCCTATTATGCAATCGTGCAACCCTGATTTGACAGAATTTGCCAAGATGAGTTGTTATATAGCAATGTGATACTATCGCCAACATCTTCCATGGTGATGCTTGCACCGTTCGTAAATGCGGCAGGATCAATCTGCACATCACCAGCGTCAACAATCAAAGTAATAATCTTGACCTGACCTTGAACACCAGCGGCAAGTGTCAATGCATTTGCACCAGTAGTCGCGGCAGTTGATGTGATATTACAGATTGGTGAAGTTACGTCAATAGCGGCAGTTGCACCCGCCGCTGTGATTGCTTCTGCAGTACCATCAAATGCTAGAAACCCATCTAGTTTGATGTTACCTGCAACATTTTCTAACAGGTTTTGTACTGTCAGTTTTTTGTTTGTACCACCTTGTACAATATGAAGCAAGTCTGCACTTGCACCAGATGACGCGGCGGTTAGTTCGCTAATTTTTTGGTCTGCCATGTTAGTCTCCTATTTTGCAGTTTTAATTCACTCTATGCTTTGTTACAAGACATAGACTTTTCTAGGGGGGCGCAGACTATCTGGCGCCCCAATTTATTATGCTACAACTGTTACAGTTTTTGCTGTTGCACCAGTCAATGCAAGTGACACTGCTTGTGCGCCAAGTGTTACTGTTCCTGTTGCTCCTGTACCAGCACCACCTGTCAAAGTTACAGTTGGTGTATTGATGTAACCAGTACCAGCGTTAGTAACTGTGAATGCATTTACTGCATCGCCACTAATGGTACAGGTTGCTGTTGCTTGTGTACCACCTGCTACGTCTGGTGCAGAAATTGCTACGGTTGGTGCTGATGTGTAACCAGACCCGCCTGCGCCTACTGCGATAGATGCAACTTGGTTGTTCTGCTGGTCAACAATTGTACCAGAGTTCAATGCAATATTGCCTGTACCGCCGAATGTCAATACATCATCTTCTGATACAGTTTGTGATGCCGCTGTAAATCTCAGTGAGTTTGCAGTTGTACCTGTACCTGTATAAGTCAATGTGTAGTCACCATCACCATCACCGGATTCGTCACCGTTAGCAATAGTGACTTGTGGTGAACCAGTTACGGTCACTTCTTCGTTGAACTGTACTTCGACAGTAATTGTTTCAGTACCGTCATTCAGTTCAGTTGTGATAAATTCTACTGAAGTAACTTCAGGAACATTAAGTTTCGCTGATAAGTTACCAATTGCTACAAGCACTTCTTCCAATCCAGTAGATGGGTTTCTGAAAACCCAACCGCGAGGATCGGCGAAAGTGTCTGCTTTCTGTGCGTCAGTCAAAAACTTTGGTTTTGCTTCTGCACTGTCGTTTGCGCCCCATGAAGACATGTTTATTTCTCCTATTTGTTTATTAGAAACCGTGTTTCTTTAAAGTATTTATAGTTCTTTTAACGTCAGTGTGATGAATACCTATACCACCTGCCGCTTCCCATTCACGAATATTTTTGATATAATCATCAATCAATATGTTTGCAATACCATCTTGCACTGCATATTTCTGTTTGTCTTCTCGTTTGACAAGATTTATGCGTTGCTTCGGCATCATCAAATTCTTTTTAATCCAAAAGTTCTTACCATCTTTGCAGTTTTTATCCCAATTTGCATAAGCAGACAAGATATGAGGTTGACTAGATTTGACATAACGATACAATTCTTGACCGCCAGGCATCCAGTCTAACTCATGCCAGAAGCGAGAATTCTTTTCAATTTCTGCTTTGATTTTACCTTTACCTTTTTTATTCAAATCAGGTGATGTAAAATCTTCTCCAGTAGTGTCAGCGACACCTTTAATGAAGTCTGCTAAAACTCCATCCATGTCTAAGAATATCTTCGCTTGTCCTTTTTGTTCAAACTGCTTTAATGTAATCATTTATTCATCTTCTTCTTTCGGTTTATCTTTTACGTTGTGACTTACTTTCATGACTGTCTCTCTCAAGTTGTCAGCGAAAACCAAATTCAATCGATTTGTAATCTCATGGTCTGGTGTTTCCTTTATCTTCAACTCTATATTAACATCATTATCACAAAAGTCAAGACCTAAATCACGAACTTTCTTAATAAAGTTAAACCACAAATCTTCTACTTTGGGAACATCTTCCCTTGTAAATTGCTTTGCCATTGAACTGTCTGTGACTGAATCCGATTAGTCGGATTCGTTGTCACCTTTCCAATTCTTATCGATATAGTCAAAGAATGCTTTTTTATCTCCTGCTGATAGTTCTGAAGGTGAACTTACACCTCTTTTCTTCAGTTCTTTTGCAAAAAACTTTTGATAAGCACTTTGGTCTTTATCTTCGATTGTCGGACGCTCTCTCTCTTTTAAGATGAACGGATTACCAATTCCTAAACTCATTTTTTTTCTCCTTTAGGTTTCTCGCCACGCTCTTTTTTAGAGATTGCGATTGCCGCTTGTTGTGCGGGACTTACTGCTTCGACTTTATCATGGTCGATATTAGCATGAAGTGATTTCATATCTTCATGTGTTGCTGATAGTTTATTCTGCATCCACTCAGGAAACTCGCCACCATTCTTAATGTGGTCCATAATTTCATTTGCGGCATATGCCATAAACTCTAACTGTTGCACCGCCATTGAACTTTCATCTGGTGATGCTGGTTCATCTTGTTCAGGTACATATTCTTCTCCTTGTACTTTTCTAGCAAGGTCTGCATCTGCTTTACCCCATGTACCAGAAGATTTAGTGACAAATGAATTAACTCGCGCCATACCCCATTGTTGTGGAGTGGTACCTGGACGATGACCACCTTTCCAAGCGGCAACTCCTCTATCATATACTTTCTTCAATACACCAAGAGGCATACCAGACTTGTCTGCCTTTTTCTTCAGACCTGCTTCTGCACTCTCAGTCATTTCTTCTGAGTACATTTCATCCATAGTCTGACGCATTGATTTGTAAATTGTTTTATCTGTCATTTATCTTCCCAAATCTTTATTTTAAGATTTCCTTTTCCTTTTATTACTCTGTGATACTCTAATGCTGGTATCTTATAAATCTTTCCTTTTATCAGTTCTTCAGGTAGTTGATTATCTAACTGCAACTTCCACCCTTCACCTTCTAAAATTGTTATCTCTCTATTGTATTTATCCCTATGCCAAATCAACTCTGCATCTTCAACATCTTCGCTGAAAATACGTTCATCTCCTCTATCGGTGTAGGGTTTACCAGAAGAAGTTTCCGCCACCAGATAATCCTAACTGCTTTGCATAATAAGGCATACGACACGCCCAATAACCGGGTTTTGTCTTGTCTTTCTTAGTGCTACATTGATGTCGTGCGGCGAATGACTTTCTTGCTTCTGGATCATTTAGTTTAATCTTCAGACCAGTAGTATCACCCCAACTGACTTTTTTGATATTACCAGATGATGGGTCTTTCACATACACATAGTACTTCTTAGGTCCACCTGCTTTAGGTTTGTTTAATTCGGGTTGCTTTTCTTCTTCCATCATTGGACAGTCAAGTGGTACATGATTACCTTCATACATTGCAAATGAACCAATGTCACTCTCAAGCAACTCTCTGTCGAAACTATCTAAATCACTTCTATCAATAGATTTTTTCCATTCATTGAATGTCTCGTAATACATCTCAGACCCCACACGATATTCATTTGCTTCTATCAGTCTGGACTCTTGTTTATTCTGATTGCGTAATCTTTCTTGTTCTAGTTTCTTTAGTTTGGGTTTTACACGCATCGCAATACGATTAATCAGTGCGCCTTTACCTTGCATTCTTTTTTCTACTGCTTGCTTTTCTGCAAAACTCAACTCATTATAGTTCTTACCCTTAATGAATTTTTTACGAATAAGATTTCTAGCATGACGTTGCGCTCTTGACTGTAACTTCTCAGGTGAAGACGGTCTTTTCAGCGCAAGTTTTCTTGCTCTTGCAATCTTACCTTTTAGTCTACGCATTTGTTGACTGCGTTTAAATCTCTGTGCTGGTGTTAGAACTTCATCCACCCATTTGTAGTTATCATCAATAACACCTTTTTCTTCGCCATCACGATTGATACGCAATTCTTCATCATCGTCATCGTGGTCACCATCATTATCCAAGTCTGGATACAAATCAGGCACATCTTCGATTTCATCATATGCATCAATTAACTTTTCAAGTTCTATTGCTAATGCATCGTCATCATCACCTTCAACTTGTTCAGTATCTTCTAAAAATAAATCGATGTTCCACTCTTCATCCAATTCAAGTTCTTCACGAACTGTAAT